GGCCCGGTGGATGCCATGAAGTCGTCAAATGCCGCTTCATTGGACGCGCAAAGTGCCAGCGCCCATTGCCGCATTCCGTTGCTGATGTAGCCGCCGCGAAGGGCCGCGTTGACCTTCTCTTGCGAGCGGCCTTCGGCAACCGAGCTGCGCTCGCTGTTACGGTCGGCCAGCATTTCCTGCACGGCCCCGACTGGCATGTATTTGGCCGGGTCCGGTTCCGCCTTCAGGCGCGCTTCAAGCTGGGCAAGCAGCTCGTCTGCCGGTGTATCCTCGGGCAGGCCAAGCAGCTTGGCCAGGGCGGCGGTGAGGTTGGGCTGTTGCGGGTTGGGCAGCGGCATGGCGGTTTCCTGACTGTTGAGCGCCGTAAGGTGCAAATTTGGCGAGTGGACAAGACCAGCGCCCTTGAGCCGCACGATCTGGCGGGTCTTGGGATGGAACAGGAAAGACGGGCTAAGATAGCGGTATTCCTTGCGGGTGATCATCGCGCGCGCGGCCGCTGTCCATTCGACCCGGCCCCAAAGCCCGCCAGCATCCGCCCGCAGTTCCTTGATCCAGCCTGCCGCAGGCACCGGACCGCCGAGCTTGGCTTCGGGCTTGTCGTTCGCGTGTTCGTAATCAATCGGCAGGTCGATGCCGCCCGACTGGAAGGCGAGCACCAGCGCGCCCGGATCAATGAGGTCGAACTCGCGCCCGTCCCGCCCTTTCATCCGGCCTTCGGGCAGCAGTTGCACCCATTCTGGCGCGCCGTCCTCAGGTGCCAGGGCGCGGTCGCAAGTGGCAAGGGCAAGGTCAATCATCGCCGCCACCGTCAGAGATAGGGCGTGACGATGAGCTGCGCCGTCCCTTTCCAGGGATTGGACACGCCGCCGGTGCCGTATTCGATGTTCACGATGTTCAGCGCGGCCTCTTCAAGCGACGGCGGAACCACCAGAACGTTGGGCAACACGCCAAGTTTGCGCCCGCCGTCCGCCGTGAAGTTCATCATCGCCGCGCGGGCGGCGGCATAGTTGGCGGCGGTCAGCGGCTGTTTCGAACCCCAGGCCAGTTGCCACAGACCGAAGCCCGCGTTGACCCGCGCCCGAACGCCATAGAGGTATTTGTCGTTCTTGAAGACATATTCGTCGTTGTCGGCAGTGAGCTGCTGGAACTCGTATTTCTCGCGTTCCTGCCAGATGATCGGGCGCACGGCGCGCGACGTGTCCAGAAGATGCCAGGCCGCGCCCGCCCCGCCATCGGTGTTGGCAACGCTGGTGACGGTTCCGTTTGCGTCCTGTACCGGATGATCGGTGTCGAAGAAGAATTGGCCGTCATAGCAGTTGGTGGCGAAGCCCGAGGCAAGAAGCCCGAAGATCAGCTCTTCCGGGTGGCGGCGCGTTTGCTGGCCCATTTCCGCGAACATGGGCTTGAAAACGCCCAGGCGATCATCCGCGATATCATCGCGCGAGATTTCCAGGGTGGCTTCGAACTTGCGGTTGTTGATGGTGAAGCTGTGCGCTTCGATGCTCTTCACATGGCGCGGCCCCAGCCATTCGCGCAGGTTCGGGAAGGAACCCAACCAGCCATAGGTTTCGTCGCGGCTGGCACTGGGCACCGTCATGGCGATCTTGTCGGCATTGGTGGGTGCCTGCAGATGGGCCTCGGTGAAGACGGCCTTGTAACCACTGAAGACGGCGCTCAGGGTTTGGGAATTGATGATCATGGCGCGCGGCCCTTTTCGGATTTGGGTTTGGGGTTGATTGAGGGCTCTTTGATCTGGCCGCGCAATTTGCGCACCCATGATGAAGAAACACCGTGTTTGAAAGCTATCTCATTGGCGGTCAGGGTGGAGGTGATCACATCCTCGTTCAGAGCCAAGGTCCGAACCGAGCGGTTGAGCGCGCCCCAAGAGGGCACGTCAACCCGCGTTCCGCCAAAGTTTAACACCAGAACAGGGGCAATATCCTGTCCGACCAGCGCCGCGAAGTTTTCGGTGACGGTGCACGGCACCTCAATTCGCTTGCCGCCGCAGAGCTTGACAAGCTGCACGGGCGCGTCGCGGCCAAGGGCGGCGCTCAGGATCGCCACAAGGTTTGAGGTGGAATAGGATTGCATGTTCTGCCGCTGCTCAGGTCGGAGCAGGATAGAACAGGGTGAACCAGTTGTGCCGGGGGATGCAGTTTCCCGGGTGTGCCTGGTTCGGGATGGCAGGTGGCGCGGTCTTGAATGGGGAAGGTCGCGCCGATGCCAGCGGGTGCCCGGAACCTGCACATTTTGTCCGCTTTCGTCAAGCAGACGGAACGGCGCGGCCAGACTTGCAAAATTAAACGGGTTTCCGGCGAAATTAAACGGGGTCAGGCCGTGCCGGGTATCAGGGTGGCCGAAAACCACATAGGGCCTTTCCCGGCCTTCCCATGGAGTCTGGTGCAAATGCGAAGGGCGGCACCTTTCAGCGCCGCCCCGTTCTGCCCGCCGGGGCCGGATCAGGCCGCGCGCGCCTTCATCGCCTTCAGGGCGGTAATGACCTTGCGCGCCCCGTCCATGGTCAGAAAGCGCAGGCTGGACACCTTGAAGCAGCGTTCCAGCCATTTGTTCAGTGCGGTTTCTTCCGCCCCGCGCGTGTATTCCGCCCAAAGCCCCCGGATCAGTTCCAGTTGCGCGAATGACGCCATGCCGGGCCGGGCACCATATGACGGCCCCTTGGACACCAGCGGCCTGAAGCCCTTCCATTCGAAAAAGCCCATCACGGACTCGAACCCGGCTTGGTCAAGCTCGGTGCAGCTTGCCACACCGGCAAGTTGCACCAGGGTTGAGCGGTAGGTTTCATCGCTCAGGCCAAGGCTTTTCGCGGCAACCTTGATCAGGCGGATTTGCTTGATGCTGATGGTCATTGCGCTTCCGCCTGGGCTTGAAGGCGCGCGGCCATGGCCTCGCGCAGTTTGCGGTCAAACATCGCAATCGCCTCGCCTTCCTGCATGGCCGCGTGCTTGAAGGCCCGCCCGCTCAACTCGACGAAGCTGTGCAGGCGGTAATCGTCTCTCTCAAGAAACCCGCCCGCGAAACCATCGCACAGCAACGCAAAGACATTTTCGGCGTGACCCAGAAGACAGGGCACTTCCGCCGTCGCCAGTTCCAGCCGGTCTGCCTGATCCGCCATCAGCGTGACAGTCACGGTATCGCCGCTGTTGTGCAGCGCCCGCAGCGCTTTCAGCTTTTCCCGCATCAGGGCCGAGTCAACGGCCTTCTGGGTCAGGCCCTGCACGATATCGCCCTTTTCGATTTCGTTATCCTGAAAGCGGTGAACAATGCTCATCAGCGGATCATGCAGCGTCGAGAGTTAGGCGTCGAAAAACTCGGCCAACGCGTTGATGGTCAGCGGGTGCTCAGTCAGCAGGTCGCGCACTTGCGGTTGGGAAATGGTCATTGCAGCTTCTCCTTTTCGGTTTGAGGGCCGATGAACACGGCGCGGCCAAGCAACTCGCGCGACTGGTCTTGCAACTCCACGGCAACGCGCGCCGGTTCGAGCAACATGTGCAGGGTCTTTGCAATCCGCTCTTCCTTGTCGCCCGTCGATTCGAGCACCTGTTGAAGCGTCGAAAGGCACTTGAGGTTGAATTGAAGGAACTCGTGCACCGCGATTGTGGCGCGTCCGAGTTGGGCGGTTTCAGCGTCGGTAAGCGGCACGATCATCGCGTGACGGCCCGCCCAAAGGGCCTCTTCGGCCTCGGATAGGGTCATAAGAAGCATCATCTTGCGCATCATTGGGCCCCCGACTGGTCAAGCTTTAGGTCTTGAATGGCCGCTTTCAGGTGCGCGGCGGTCACCGTGTTGCGGCCTGCGAAGATCCCGGCCATGCGAATGACGTTTTCCACATTACGCAATCCGCCGGGCAGCTTTGCAACCGCCGTCAGCAGGTCAACTTCGACGCGCGCAACTAGGCCGTCATTGGCGGCAAGTGCCGCCACATCGGCGGTCGATACCGCCTTGATCACGACAGGGCGGCGCATCCGGCTTTGCAGGTGCGGAAACTCCATCATGATCGAAGGCAAAGTCAGGTCGCCACAAAGTGCCAGGTCAAACCCGCCCCGGTCGGATGCGGCCACCAGCCAACCGAAGGAAGACCCCTTGGTGCCCGACAGCTTGTGCCGCTGATAGAGGTTCTGGGCTTCGTCCACCAACAGGATGCGGCGCGGCCCGAGGTGGCTTGCGACCAAGACCCGCAATTCGTCCAGCCCCTTGCCGCGCGTCTCGTGGGTGCGAACTCGGCAAGGATGCGGCCCGCCACATGGAACGGATTGCCCTCGCCCTTGGCAATCGAGATATGAACCGCCGCCTGGCGGTCCTGCCGCTCATAGTGCAGCAAGGCTTCGGTCTTCCCGATCCCAGGCGCGCCGCTGATCATGGTGACTGCCGCGCCGTCGATCGACCGCAACAGGGCGAGCGAGCGAAGGATATCTTCGGCGGTTTCGGTGCGGATGAACCCGGCGGCGTCAGCCACCGGATGATCAGGCTTTGCAAACTTCACGACTTCTGACATTGTAGTCTCCGTTGTAAGGGCGAGCCGTCAGGCTCGCAGCGACCGGCGTGAAGGGCGTTGACGCGCCTTTCACGCCAATTTCGGTTTCCGCCCGGCTTGGATATCGGCAAGGTGGGCGTCCATGTTCCGCAGGTATTCCAGCGGCACGACAGAGGTGGTTTCAGGCGGTGCGGGCTTGCGCTTTTGGGTTTTCAGCTTGCCGCCGAATTGCCCGGCAACAATCACTTGCCCGGCAGGCGTCGGCCCGTCAGGCGTCGGGATTGCGGCCATGGCCGCAGTCAGGTCCGCATTGGTCAGGTAGGCATTGGCGGCGGCACCGGCCTTGACCGCCTCTCGCGCCGCCTTGCGGTTGCGGGCGGCATCGCGGATGCCGTCAACGCTGCCATAGGCTCCGGCGGTCACTGGCATGATGGCCTCGCAAATCAGCTCGTTCTTCTCGTTCCAAGCCAAAGCGGGCGCGCCGAAATCGTCAGGGTCGCGGCCCAGCAAAATCTGTTGTCCGCTCTGGTGATAGGGCAGCAGCTCTTGCTGGGTTTCCGGCTGCCCGTAGGTCCAGTTTTCAACCTTGACCCGGCCCCACCGATCCACCGAAACCGGCGTATAGATCAGCCCGGCAAGGTAGAGTTGCCGCGCGGTGGGCTTGCGGTGCAGCCGCAAGGCCAGCCCGGCTTCGAAGGCGGCTTGGTAAGACCGGCCATTCATGCCTTGGCCGCGCCGTCCGGTTTTCGCGTTGTGGCGCGCAACTTCGCGCTTCAGAATGGCCAGAACATCATCCAGATGCACCGGCACCACGCCTGCATCCGGTGCAGCGCCGGGCTTGTGCCCGGCGTGAGCGCCCTTGAACTCGGGGCGATCATCAATGACCCGCGACAGGCTGGCAAAGGTGCGCTCGGCGGTCTTTTCCTGGCCATTGGCCGGAAGGGCAAAATGCAGCCTGATCCCAAGATGGTGGCAGATGCCCAAGGGCTTCACGCCTGCCATGGTCTTCTTGGCGTTGCGGAATTTGTGAACGGCACCGCCTGCCACCAGATGCCCGGCAAAGGCCGACCCGTTGTCAGGATAGAGCCGGTCGAAGATGCCGTAGGTTTCGCAGGTGCGCTTGATCAACCGCACGGTCGCGCGGGCGTTCTCGCTTTCGGCAAGTTCCCAATCCAGCACGAAGTTTGATGCGCAATCGACCAGCGCAAGAAAGGTATAGCGGCGCGGCTTGCCGTCGCCATTATGCGCCCAGAAGTCCTTTGTCCGCCCGTCCAGCGAAACCCATTCCAGCGGCAGGATCGTGGTCTTGTCCCGCATCGCCGGTTGCGCCAGACGCTTGACCGCTTCCGAATGCCCGAGGCGGGCATGAAGCTGTTGCGCCAGCGGCAGGCCTTGCCAGCGCCGGAATACTGTGGGCCAGCTTGGCCAATCCCAGCCCCTGGCCGGGGCAATGTCGCGCACGTCGCACCATGCCGATTGCAGGGGGAAGTGTTCGCCCGCGTCGCGGATCGTCGTCAGGAACATCGACCAGGCTTCGCCCGAGACCGCCGCCGGTGCGCCTTCAAGGCTGTAACCGGCCACCAGCGCGGGCGCGAAGTTGATCGGGTCAACCCCTTTGACGACCCTTAAATGGCGGCACAAAGACGGTTGTGAAACCCCTTTCGCCCCAAATCGCGCCTTCACCAGGGCAACCTTCTGCGGCCAGGACAAAGCCTTTCCCGTGGTCAGCAACAGCCGCGCGATTTCCGCCTTCCGCTCGGCTGCCGCCCGCATCGAGGCGGGCAGCTCGGCAAACCGGCAATGGGCTTCGTCGTCATAGCTGCCCAGCGCTAGGCCGGAAGCTTCGATCTGCCGTTCAACAACAGCGCGGCGGGCTTCGGGGGGAAGGAACGCGGCTTCGAAGGTAAAGCGGTTACCCACTTCGGCGAGAGGTATTTGCCGCCTCTTCAACCAGTCAGGCACGCCGCGATTTGTGGATGGAATGCCGGGCAGTCCGGCGATGGCTGAAACGGTCAAGATCATTTGTCACAAACCCCCGCCGCCTTTTCGATCTTTGCGACCAGCGCGGAAGCGCCGGGGCCTTTCCATTTTCCAAGAACGGCCTTCCGCGCGTTTTGGGTGTTGATGCCATTTCCTTTGCACCATGCATGAAAGCTTGACCCTTGCGCTACGAAGGATGCCCGAATCCGGGCGAGCCTCTGGTCATAGCCGGAAAAGTCTGATACGCTTATCATGTCAAGCAAAGCCCCTTATTTGGGTATCATTCTATCCCAAATTTGGGTATCGTCAAGAGACAATGATGATTGGTGAACTTTCTTTGCGTCTGCGTGATCTTCGCGACCGCAACCGCTGGACGGTCGCCGACATGTCGGAGCGGACTGGTATTCCGAAGCGGTCGCTGGACAAATACATGCTTCGAAGCGGGGCAAGCCTGCCTGGTTTTGATGCGCTTTGCGCACTGTCGAAGGGCTTGGGCGTAAGCTTGGACTGGCTCGTTTTTGGGGCAGATATCGCAGGTGAGATCGTAGAACTCATCGCGGATCGTGCCGCAAATGACATGGTCCAGCTATTTGCCGAAACGTTACTTCGCTACAACAGTGAAGGCCGTTCTGGGATCATTGGAGAGAACGAGATTCTAACCGCCAGCCCAGAAGAATGGGCGGCGGACCTGGGATTGAGAGCCGGTGAAAGGGCGCGCGAACTCATGGCTTCAGGCACAACGAAAGCAGACTTGCTCACTTGGAAGCAATGGCGCACGGAGCGGATGTCGGAACTGTTGAGCGATCGGCTTTCTGCGATGATTCCTCGCTCTAACCCAGTGGGAAATGGGAACTAGTGTTCTGAGTCTGACGGTTGTTACCTTGGTCCACGGATTTCATCGAGTTTGTCCAGCGCGCGTCGTTCTCGGGTGAGGATGTCTTCGGCCGTTTTGGTCCAGGTGAAGGGCTTCGGCTTGGTGTTATGGCGCAGCAGGTAGTCGTAGATGGCGGTCTCCAAATCGTCGACGCTGGAGTAACTTCCCCTGCGGATGCGCCTTGTTGTGATCGCGGCGAAGAAGCGCTCGACAAGGTTTAGCCATGACGCGCTGGTCGGCGTGAAATGCAGCTTGAAGCGTGCATGTTTGTCCAGCCATGCCTTGACCTAGGTGTCATGTCTCGACAGGTTGTTGCCGGGAATCCTCGATATTGGGGTTTTGCCATTGAGTCCGAAGTGGGGGCGGTGGTGGTTGTAATGATCCAGGAATGGCGCGAGGGCATCTCGGCGTTGATCTGAATGGGCGTAGGGTGTCGCATAGGCCCATTCGCGCAGCGACGTCTGGACGAACCTTTCAGCTTTGC